TATTAAGAGCATTAGATAATGATGGATCTTCTTCAAGTTCATTCATAACACCTAAAACTTACTATCCGAGCGCATAATGGGAAATTTATCTAGAGGAAAATATGCTTATATGATTTCTGACCGTTCTGGTCAGAGATTTCCATATACTGAAATGGTTCAAGAATGGAATGGATCATGGGTACATATTTCTGAATATGAAAAAAAACATCCTCAACTTGAACCAAAACCACATCAAGCTGATCCTGAAGGATTACAATATGCACACCCTGATAGGCAAGAGCCCCCAGTAATTATAGAGCTAACTCCTAATCCTTTTTCAACAACTAAGTATGCAAGTAACACTTATATTAATGTTTATTCAGAAGATCATGGAAGATCTACTGGTCAAGTGGTACGATTTAGAGGACCGCCAGAAGTGTTAGTCGCAGGCACGTCTACGCGCGAGACATCGTTTGAATTAGTACCTTCATTTGATAATGTTACGGATATTTCTAATTCAAATGGTTTTACTATTACAGTTGGAAAAATTGATTCATCTGGTATTGTAAGTGATACTTTAAATTACTTTTATTTTAGAAGTACAGATACAGCAACTAACGGAGGAGTTTCAGGTGGTGGAGCACAATGTTCTGCAGGCCCAGTAACTCTACAAGCTTAATATGACATACGCAGAACTAACAGCTAAAATTAGAGATTACACTGAGGTAGATTCAAATGTATTTACACAAAGTATTATTGATGGATTTATATTAGATTCTGAATGGAGAATTCAAAGAGATGTAGATTCTGATAATAATAGAAAATATGCAACAGCGACTGTTATTGCAGGTCAACCTTATGTGAGTACACCTTTAGTTACAAATCAAACTTTAATTATAAGAGAATGCCAAATTATTCCATCAGGTGTATATAGTAGTAATGCCATAGTAGAATATAGAGATACAGGCTTTATTAATGAATATAATGCTAGTAATGCCCAAGGATTACCTAAATATTTTAGTTATTGGGATGAACAAAATATTGTATTAGCCCCAATTCCAGACTTGACATATACCATGCAATTAAATTATACCTTGAAGCCAGCAGGATTATCTGTTAGTAATACGACAACATATTTAAGTCAGCAATTTCCCTCTGGTTTATTATATGCTTGCCTTGTTGAGGCGTATGGTTTTTTAAAGGGTCCGGCAGACATGATACAATTTTATGAACAAAAGTATCAAAGTGTGCTACAAGGATTCTCTATTGAACAAATGGGAAGAAGAAGACGAGATGAGTATCAAGAAGGTGCTCCTCAGATTCAAAAACAAGTACAATAATTAGGAGATAAATATGGCGTTTACAGGAAATGCAGTTGCAAATAGTTTTAAACAACAACTATTACAAGGTGGACATAATTTTAATACTACTGGAAATGTTTTTAAACTTTCTTTATATACTTCTGCAGCAACTTTAACATCTTCAACAACTGTTTACACTTCATCAAGTGAAGTTGCTAACACTGGTCAATATGTAACAGGTGGTGGAGTTTTAACAAATGTAGCACCATTAGTTTCAAGTGGTGTGGCATTTATAGATTTTGCAGATATATCTTTTACAGGAGTTACTTTAACTGCAGCAGGAGCTTTGATTTACAATACATCAAACTCTAACGCAGCAGTATGTGTATTAGATTTCGGTGGAGATAAAACAGCGACATCTGGAACATTCACAATTCAATTTCCAGCAGACACAACATCAGCGGCTATTCTAAGAATCGGCAACGCGTAATAGGAGTTACCTATTATGGCCAATACTTGGGGAGAACTTGACTGGAGTATAGGTACATGGGGATTACAAAATGATTCCTCAGTACAACTTACTGGATTTCAATTAAACACAACACTAGATAGTGTATCGGTTAGTGCTGAAATTAATGAGGGTTGGGGCCGTTTAACTTGGGGTGAAAATGCTTGGGGTGGAACAGGCGATGTAATTCTTGAAGGATTACAATTAAATACATCATTAAATTCTGTAAGTTTTTCTATTGGAGCAGATGTTCCTGTAACAGGACTACAATTAAATACATCATTAAATTCTGTAACAGCGTTTGGATTAGCAATTGTAAGTCCAACTGGTCAACAATTAAATATTTCTGAAGGAGAAGTAGATGTTGCTCCAGATGCAAACGTTACTGGTCAACAATTAAATATTTCTCTAGGATCTCCTTTATCTTACAATAATGAAGGTTGGGGCAGATATGTTTGGGGTGAAGAAGTTTGGGGTGGAACAGGAATATGGGTTTCTGTACCTGTAACTGGGCAACAATTAAATATATCTTTAAATAGTGTAACTCCATTAGCTAATGCAAATGTAGATTTAACTGGAATTCAATTAAATATTGCTGAGGGAATAGCTGATCCAAGTCCAGATGCCACAGTTACTGGTATTGGAATTACTATTGGTTTAGCTATTGGAACAGTAGTTATTGGAACAGGTAATGTCACATTAACTGGTCAACAAATAAACATATCTCAAGGAACTGCTGAAGCTACACCAAATACTATTGCAAGTGTTACTGGAATAGGTTTAAAAGCAGATGTTGGTACAGTATTTGCTGGTGGAACATCTGTTATAGAAGTCACAGGAAATGCATTGACTATATCATTAAATAGTATAAATAATCAAATCTGGACTGAAATTAGTACCGGAACTGATGCAACTTGGACAGAGATTGACACAGCCGCATAAATTAAATAATATATAACATAAGGAATTAAAATTATGGCATCAAGTTATTCTACAGACCTCAAACTAGAGATACAAGTAACTGGCGAAAACGCTGGTACATGGGGTGATATTACAAATACAAATTTAGTTATTCTTCAACAAGCAATTGCAGGCTATTCTGGTATATCTATTGCAGGTGGTGCTGGAAATACAGATTTAACTTTTTCAAACGGATTACAATCAAATGGTAAAAACGCTGTTATAGAATTAACAGGAACAATTACAGGAAATAGAACTGTAACTATAACTACTGCTTCTGGTGTTAAAAATAAAGTTTATGTAATTAGAAATAGCACATCAGGTGCATTTACTGTTACAGTATTAGTTCAAGGTCAAACAGGAGTTACTTTCTCTGCAACAGACAAAGGAACAAAAATTCTATATTTAAATGGAACAGATGTTGTAGATTCTAACATTGGAAAATTATCTAATGACTATACTCCAACACTAGCAGCAAACTTAAGCACAAATGCAAAAAATATTGTAGTTGCAAGTACATATGGGATTATAGATGCTAACGCAAATGAACAACTTTTATTTACTCAAACAGCATCAGCTACAAACGAAATTACAATAGCTAACGCTGCAGCTGGAAATTCTCCAGTTATTTCTGCAACAGGTGGAGATACAAACGTTGGATTAACATTAACGCCAAAAGGTGATCTTTCAAGAATTACATTAAATGGTGAATCAAAAATATTTGGTGTATATGAAAATGCTACTATATCAACTACATTCGTAACATCTTTTTCTTATGATGTACTTACACAAGCTGTTTATTTTCAAAACGTTGCTTTAGGTTCTAACTTTACAGTTAACTTAAGAGGAAACTCTACTAATGCATTAAATGCAGCTTTAAATACTGGTGAATCAGTTACTGTTGCTTTATTAGTTAAAAACAATAACACAACATATTATAATAACGTACTTCAGATTGATGGAACAACTGTTACAGCAATCTGGCAAGGTGGGTCTGCTCCGACAGGTGGAAATGCTTCATCTACGGATGTGTATACTTACACAGCAATTAAAACAGCAGCATCAACTTACACAGTTTTAGCAAGTCAAGTTCAATTTAAGTAGGAGGATAAGAAAGAATGCCTTTATTATCTACAAGAGGAGCTGCATCAGGAAAAGGTTTTGGACTATCAAATTTTGTAAGACTTCCATATACTGTTAACTATTTAGTTATAGCAGGGGGTGGTGGAGGTGGAGGTGGTAACGGAGGCGGCGGAGGAGGAGCAGGTGGATACAGAACTTCTTCTGGAACTTCTGGTGGATCTCCCGGAGCTGCGGAAACTGCTAAAACATTTGTACCTAAAACAGTTTATACAATTACAGTCGGTGGTGGAGGAACTTGTGGAGCAAATCCTACAAATAACCCTGGTAACGCTGGATCAAGTTCTTCTCTTTCTGGATCTGATATAACTACTGTCTCTACAACAGGTGGTGGTGGAGGTGGTGCTAGTGATGGAAATAGAAATGGTCAATCTGGTGGATCTGGTGGAGGAGCAGGTAGAGATACCTCAGTAGGAAGTGCTGCAGGAACTGCTAATGAAGGATTTGCAAGTGGTAATGGTGGTGGAGGATCACAAGCTTCCGGTGGAGGAGGAGGTGGTGCTAGTGGAGTAGGTGAGAATGGAACAGGTGATGGAGGATCTTATCCAGGAGGAGCAAACTCTAGAGGTGGTCCTGGTTTAGCATCAACAATTTCAGGTCCATCAACATCAAGAGCTGGTGGTGGAGGAGCTGCTTGGGGAAGCGGTGGTACTACTGTGCCAGGTGGAACTGGAGGAGGTGGAGCTGGATCTACTCCAAACGTATCAGCTGTTGCTGGAACTGCAAACACAGGTGGTGGTGGCGGAGGTGGATTTAGAAATGTAACAGCAAATGGAAATGGTGGTAAAGGTGTTGTTATACTTAGTATGCCTACTAGTTCTTATTCAGGGATTACAACAGGATCACCTACAGTTACACCCTCAGGATCAGATACAATATTAACTTTTACAGGGGATGGAAGTTACACAGGATAATGGCACATTTTGCAAAATTAAATTCAGAAAATATAGTAATAGCAGTTCATTCTGTTGTTAGTGAAGTGTTAAAAGATTCAAATGGAATTGAACAAGAAGCTATTGGTATAGAATTTTTAAAAAATTTACATGGTTGGGAAAATTGGAAAAAAACATCTTTTAATACTCATGGAAATATTCATAGATTAGGAGGTATACCATTTAGAAAAAATTATGCTGGTATAGGTTTTCAGTACGATGAACAAAGAGATGCTTTTATTCCACCAAAACCATATAATTCTTGGACATTAAATGAAAATACAGGTTTATGGGATGCACCTGTTCCTAAACCACAAAATAATAATGTCTACGATTGGAATGAAGACACTCAATCTTGGGATCTAGTAAGAATAATTGAATCTTAAATTTATTAATGAATGCCTTACAAATGTTAAATGGCATGAAAATAGCAATTATCAAGTGGAAGGATTATTAAAAGAATCTAATCAATATTATAAATTTGATATACGTTATTTAAATGATTTTCCTCAAAATAAGAAAGGGAAGCTTATAAACTCTGAAAGTAAAGCAGATAAGGTATTATTTGAAGATGATAAAAATTGGATATTAATAGATACACAAGAGCTTATAAAATATATGAAAGCATATGGATTAAAAAAAATAAAGTTAGAAGAATTGATTAAAAATATAGATTGGAATATAATACTTCCAAAAAAGTAATGCATTTACTAATAAAACCTATATAAAGGAAGGCTTATGCCTTTACAGAAAATACAATTTAAACCTGGATTTAATAAACAACAAACTGCAACCGGAGCCGAAGGGCAATGGATTGATGGTGACAATATTAGATTCCGTTATGGTGAACCACAAAAAATAGGTGGCTTCCAGCAACTCGTTTCTAGCACCTTAGCAGGACCTGCCAGAGACCAGCATACATGGACAGCATTAGATGGTAAAAAATATGCAGCTATTGGTACTTCTAAAATATTAGTTATTTATTACGAAGGTTCTTTTTACGATATTACACCACTTGGTACAGCACTAACTGGAGCAACTTATACATCAACAACATCTTCAACAACTGTAACAATCAATTTAACAGCACATGGATTATCAGTTGGTGATTATATAATATTTACAAGTGTTACAACTCCAGGATCACCTTCTACAAGTTATACATCAGCAGATTTTACAACAAATACATTTGAAGTAATTTCAGTACCAACAGCAAATACTTTTAGAATTACTATGGCAAGTGCTGAAACAGGGACGGGTGTGACTGCAGGTGGAACTTTAACAATGACACCTTATGTATTTATAGGTCCAACATTTCAAACTCCAGCTTACGGATTTGGTACAGGATTATGGGGAGGAGTAGTTATTCCAAGTGTAACGACTACACTAAATGGAGCAATCAATTCAGCAGTTACAACTATAACAGTTACTTCAGCTGCATCATTTCCGTCATCTGGAAGAATAGATATTGATACAGAATTAATTACTTATACAAGTAAAAATGCAACTCAATTTTTAGGATGTACAAGAGGTGCAAATGGTACAACTGCAGCATCACATTTAACTCTTGCAACTGTAACTAATGCAACATCTTGGCAAGATTGGGGAGAAGAATCTTCGGTTACATCTGTTAATCTAGAACCAGGTTCCTGGTCGCTAGATAACTTTGGCCAGATACTCGTTGCTACAATTAAAAATGGAGCAACTTATACTTGGGATCCATCTACAGCAGGTAGACTTTCTGTAAGAGCAACTGTTGTAAGTGGAGCACCTACAAAATCTATTATGACTATTGTATCTGATAGAGATAGACATCTATTTGCAATGGGAACTGAAACAACAATTGGAGATAC